CGGGCTAAACCTTTGCATCGTGTTCCCAAGGTCGCCCGTGAGCATCGTGCTGCCAGTGGGGCGCACGGCATACGACGCGCCGGGCACAGGGAGCTGGCGGTTGTACTCTTGGAAGTCCTTGGCCACGGCAGTGGCTGCCTCACCCGTTTTCTTCGCGCCCTTGACTGCCGAGCGCGTTACGCCAGCAGGATTGGTCAGGTTGGACAGCAGCTCGCCTGCGGTGTAGAAGCCCTTGGCCGTCGGATCAGCAGGAGGCTCAGGGCGCACGCCGAGCTTGGTCATCTTCTCCTTGATGAAGTCGCTGCCCATCACAGGCTTCTCTGTGCTGTAGCCAAAGGGTCGCAGCAGCATCGTGGCCAAGTCAACAGGCGCGCCTGCGATGTCATAGGGCAGCTCTGTCACGCCCTTGGCCATGTTCACATACGCCTCGCCAGAGTTCAACTGGCGGCTGATCTCACCTTGCTTGCGGCCCTTGCCGGACTTCGGCGTGACAAAGGCTGGGCGGCTTGCTGCGTCAAGCTCCTCTTGCGACACTTCGCCTTCCCTGGGCGAGCCTTCAGCGCGGTAGGCCATGCTCTTGGCGTCATCAGGGATCAGAGCCGCGCGCCCTGGTTCGCGGGCCGTGGTGCTTCCACGGTTGACCGCTTCGCGCACTGCACGCTCCAAGGACCGCGCGTCCGCAGCAGAGCCGGACATGGCCGCGCCTACAGCGTTGTTGTGCACATCAGTGGGGTAGTCAGGGCGCGGATCAGTCAGGCCCAGCCAGTGGCCGCCAGTCCTGAACGGCGCTTCCTTGAACTCGTACAACTTGCCTATGGTCTCGGCAATGCCAGGACCGGTCTTGTTGGCCAGGATTGCAGCTGCCATCATGTGGCGAGCTGCATCGCGCTTGGCACTTTCCTTGTCCGACGGGTACATCTCCCGCGAGACAGTGTCAGCCCAGATGGTGGCGTTCATCAAACCAGGGGCGGGGAGACCTTCGGATGCGAACCGCTCAGTCTCACCGCCCCGTGCTTTTTTTGCTTCACCGCCCTTCTGGAAGCGCTTCTTGGTCAAGATGCCTTTGGTGAGCGTTGGCTGCTCCAAGGTTGGCGCGCCCATGGTGTCGGCCATCAAACCTCGGGCCTTGTTCTGCGCCGCTCGTATCTTCATCTGATAGACGCGTGCCAGCTCTTCCATTTGCGATCTGGCAGACTCTGTGTCACGGGCCTTGGGCGTGTAGTCCTTCATCGCGCCCAGGTCACCCTTGGCCAGGTCCTCATAGGACATCTGCATGCCCTTGTCAGCGGTTGCACCGCCGCCACCAGAGGTCTTCACGCGCTTGATGGCCTGGCGCGTAGGCGACGCCTTGCCCGCGCCTTGCAGGTCAGCCAGCATCTGCTGCGCTGTGCCCACTGGGTTGGTGTTGATGACCTCTTCAGGCTTCTCGTCTGACAAGGTCTCGGTGTTCATGGCCAGGATGTCTGCCATGCTCACGTCACCGCCCTTGGCAAAGCCCGGGGGCGGGTTGATGCCGTATGTCGGCACCATGCCAGGTGCAACGATCCGGTTGCCCAGGCGATCGGTGAAGAAGCCTGCGTTTTGCGCGCCGCCCAGCATCGTAGGTGAGAGGTTCTTGCTCTGGCCAATGGCATTCATGGTGTTCATCGCGCCTGCCATGGGCAAGTCCGCTGGCCCGAGGGCCGTGGTCCCCGCGCTGATGCCAGGATTACTCGGCTGGCTCAGGCCAAAGTAGCTATTCGGATTGGTCGCTGCACCGCCACGGCTGATGGGCGAGCTGCCAAAGATGGGAGACGCCGGGCCTGTGATGTTGATGCCACCAATGTCACCGACCTGGCCCACTTGTCCGACTTGTCCGACGCCCTTGCTCTGGTACACCAGGGGCTGCGTGACAGGGATGCTGCTCGCGTCAATGTCACTGCGCTGCCCGGTCTGGCTAAACATCGAGCCGTAGGGCGACGCAGTCTTGCTCTGGCGCTCCTCGTCACGCGTCTTGTCCAAGTACCGGGCCCAGCCCACGTCCAAGGGTCCGCCCAGGTCAATCTTGCCAATGCCGGAGGACGCGCCGATGGTGGCAAAGTTGGAAGGCAGGGACGAGACGCTGGTGGGCTTTTGCGTGGTGGCAGTAAACGGCGTTGCCGTCAAAGTCGACTTGGGCAGGGGCACATAGCCGCCGCCTGGCGTGATGCCGTCCCAGCTGCCTGCTTCGGGGTTGTTGTAGCCCAAGCCGCCAGGGCTGAAGAAGGCCTTGTTGCGCTTGGTGTACTCGCTCTCAGGCATCTTCATGGACTTCTCATACGAGTCAATCCACTTGGGCGTCGCGTTAAAGCCTGCAGCGGCAGCGGCCTTGGCCACCGCGTCATAGCCGCCGTACTTGTCAAACTCAGCCGTGGGCGCGCCGCCACCTGCGGAGCTGCGATACATCAAACTCAGCGCCATAGCAGGAGTCAAGCCGCCAGGGGCCGCGCTTGTCATTGCCGTGGCGGCATTGGACATCGGCAGTGCTGCCTTGGCCCGCGCTTCGGCGTCCGCCTTCAATGCGTTTTGGATGGCCAGCTGCTGCGCGGCTGTGGACTCTTCCTGCTGCTTCTTCAGGGCAGCGGCTTGCTGCTCCTTGAGGGTAGACAGCTCCAATGCCGACTTGGTCTGCAGTGCTTCGCGTGCCTTGTTTGCTTCGTCCAGCTGCGCTGCCAATTCTGCTGCTGTTGGGCCGGCAGGCTTTACGGCCTCCACCGGCTCCGCTACCGCTCTTGCTGCTGCGGGGGCCGCGCTTCGCGGATTGAACACGCGCTTGATCGCGCCGACGATCTTTCCAATGACGCCGCCTTTGAACTCAGGCAAGCCAGTGATCGGGTTGATGGTTCCAGAGCCGCCGTGCGACTTCAAGAACTCCACCGACTCAGGCGACAGATAGGCAAGGAGTTCGTCCCCGCCACGGCCTGCAGCTGCAACCTTGTCGGCCAACTCCATGATTTCTTCACGCGTGTAGCCGTAGCCTTCAAAGTCCTTGATGATTGCGCTGGCGGTGCGATCGTGTGGGTCTTCAGTAACTTCGCCACCGTCTGCCATGAAACGATTGCTCACGGACATCGAGCCGAAGTTGAACCTCTCAGGATCGCTTACAACATCAATGGCCACAGCGCGCTGGCCGGCGTCACTGCGTGCACGTTCAGCGGCCTGTTGCTGACGGGCCTGGACTTCCTCTTCCTTGAACGGCAGGACAGGCGCTGTCATGTCAAACGCCACCGGGTCCTTCGGTGCGGTCAGGCCAAACTCTCGTGTCAGGGTAGGCGCAGCAGGTCCTGAATAATCCTCGGTCCGTGGTCCTGCGTTGTACGTTTCAATCGCCTTGACATAAGCGTCGTACTGCGTCTTGTAGGGGTTGTAGACTTCTTCGTTGTAGCGCTGTGCAGCCGTGTTGTACGACTCAGCCTGTGCCTTGTACGGGTTGTAGACCTCGGTCTGCCATTTGGTCAACGCGTCGTTGTATGCCACGCGCTGCTGCTCAAATGCGTCCAGTTCCTTTTGTCTCTCAGTGAGATACTGTTTGTCTGAGCCACGGAGCATGGCCCGCTGCACAGGGTTTGCGATGCCGCCAAATGCAAAGCTCTGGACAGCAGGCATGTCGTATTTTGATTTCTTTGTCATAGAACCCCGGCCAAGGAATTAGTTAAGACATTTTAAGCGTCAATAGTACTCGGGCACAAGCTCCCTGCTTTCTCCTTCGTCGTTGTCGTCAGTGTGCAAACTGATGAAGTTGCCACGGCGGAATCTGTCCATGGCCATCGTCGTGCTGTCGACCATGTCGTCGTTGTCGCCGTTTGGAAAAGACGCGCATTCCTCGACAAGCTGCTCGGCCCATTCCGTATCCGGGGCCCAGACCATGCCAGCCTCGAATATCGGGGCCACTGCGTTGGCTCGTGCGACTTTGTCAGTGCCCGAGCGACGACCGCCTGGCGAGTACATGGTCACAGGAATACTCATCCTTCTGAGCTCCTGCTGCAGCGGCGTGCCCGTCGCTTTCGCCTCGATGAGCACGTTGTCCGGCTGCCACTGGTCGTACTGCTCTTTGGCAATCCTTTTCAGCTCTGGGAAGTCCCAGCGCCCGCGCTTGACGTCAAGCAAGATGATGGACGCCCCCGAGTCCTCGTTCAGGTAGAACACGCCCCAGGTCGTGATGACCGAAAAGTCAGCCGTCTCCTTCTTGGAATACGCCGTGTCCATGGACTGGATGATGTAGTTCACGACCGGCGGCTCGTCATGCGGCCACACCTTCCACCACTCCCTTTTCAGAATCGCGCCCTCATCGTTCGTGGGCTGCTGCTGGTACATCGCGTTCCACTTCTGCACCGACAAAGTGGCTTTCACGCCCTCGAGTTCCTCGATCTTCCAAAAGCCTGGCCACAGCGGACGGCCCGACGGCAAGATGGCTGGGAACTCGATCACCTCCCACTGGTCCGCGTTCCGCGATTTCTG